TAAACGTACAAGAATAATTAGATTGAGGGGTGAAATTCCCCTCTCTTCTACTAACTACTCAATGGAGTACTAGATGGATATTAACGAAAAGATTTTTGATAGAATTGTAGACCACATGTCAGACGTCCGTCTGTACGAAGAAGGTGTACAGCTACAGAACCGAAGAATTCTAAAAAGACATAGGAATAACCTAAAAACACTCTTAAGGGGTAATATTAGAGCAAACTTGTCTAAAGAAGTCAGCCGCTTTGGCACTGAGCTTTTAGCTCATAAAAAGAACTCAATAACAGAGTTCTCTACGTCACAGCTAGACTTCCATACAGATAACCTCTACAAGGAAGTTAAAGACTTCTACAAAGTAACAAAACCTAAGGCACGAGAGCTTTTGGCGGAGGTTACTGGCCCCACAATGAGAGGCTCTAAAACAATTGGTCAAAATGTCCAAAATATCTCTGCTGGAGAGCTAGTTCGCATTCAATCAAAAGTGAAAGCTGGGCTCGCAAAAGGATCTTCTCAAAACGAGATCATTGCAGATGTTTTGAAAACAACAAAAATAACAGAATACCAAGCTAAGACCTTAACAAGAACTGCGATTACTTCGACCCAAACTGCTGCTTTGAGAAAAGTAGTTGGAGATAATAAAGACATTATTAAGGGTTACATGTTTACTGCTATTCTTGACTCTAGGACTAGCCCAATCTGTTCTCACCATAATGGAAAAATTTATGATCTGGATGATACTAGATTTTTACCGCCTTTACATTGGAATTGTCGTTCATCGATGGTTCCAGTACTTAAAAGTAAAGAAGAACTTATTAATGAAAAGACACCAAAAATAAACAAGCTTAATCTTGCTAAGAAGAAGCCTGAAAGCCTCACAGGACAAGCTCCTCGTGTTGAGTCTTTTGGTACTTGGCTATTGAAACAACCTATGGTTATTCAGTCAAAGCTACTTGGCTCTGAAGACGCTGCTAATATGTTCAGGCAGGGTAAGCTAAAAGCGGATCAGTTTATCACACCAAAAGGTAATGCTTTAAGTATTCAAGCGCTTAGAAACAGGGCCTCACAGGCAACTACTGTTTTCAAGCCAAAAGAACAACTTAGAGATACGGACTTAAGGCTTTCTGCAAGCCGTCCAAGTAACCTTGTAAGTAGTCCAAAGGCCAAAGACGATTTACGTCAGTTGTTTATTCTAGACGCAGATGACTACTCAAAGACTATCTCTTTGACAGACTACAAAGGTACAAGCCTAGTTGGTAAAACCGCATCAAGACGAAGAGTAAACAATACTTTTGATGAAAGAAACTTTAGTGCAGACCCTTTGACTGGTGAAATTAAGAACAACAACCTCTATGACCCAGACTTCGGCCTTTTGCAAGAACGTCTTGACTTTATGAGAAGTTCTAAACTTATGAGCCTTGAACAAAAAGATTTTGTAGAGTCTGTTGTTACTGGACTTGAAGGTAAACTCTCAGTAAACCAACAAACAGTTATAGTAGAAAACCTAAGAGTTGTTCTTGAGCGCTATGCAAAAGATAAGAAACCTTGGGATAACTTTGCTAGTGTTGTTAGAGCGGAAAATCGTTTTTCTGTTCAAAACGTTTCAAGGTTATTAGATACTCGTTCCCGTAAGCGTTCTGAGATGTTTGTTAGCTATCTAGCTAAAGACACTCCTCAAGTTAACATTATGAACAAGTACTATACTTTTGATGACTTGCAAAAGAATCAACTAAAGGACCAAAGATTCATTGATGCTTGGAGAAGGACTGAAGGTAAGAAGTTAGCTAGGAAGCTTTTCCTTTCTGGCAGAGCACCCATGCGTTTGTACTTTAATAAGTTTACTGACAAATACCCTTCAGCAGAAAAGCTCAAGAAACAGTTTTTAAAGGCAAATCCAAAACTAGATAAGGCATACAAACTCTATAAAAAAGTAACTAACAAGGAACCTTCCGACAGCTGGTTTACAAAAACCATGGCGAGTGGTAGGGAAAACGTTAGACAAATACTTGACTTAGAATTTCTTATTGCGAAGAAGAAACCTACAGACACCATCTTCAATGAAGCAGCAATAAACAGTCTTACTAAGATTTCTAAGCTAATCGCCTCTGGTCAGTCTACTGACTATGATGCGCTAGCTATTAACATTGGTAAACAGTTTTCTAAAGACTTTGTAGATATAATTCCTTTTACAAAACACACTGTAAAGGACTTCCACAGAGAAGGTTCTGCAATTCTTGACTTTTTTAAGTCTCAAGGCTATATCAAAGTTAACCTAAGAGGTACAACTCGAAGAGGTGTAATAGACGTTGAAACAGGACGGGCTTCTGGGGGTTTTTCAGACGTTATTTCTAGGGAAGTTATTGTAGTAAACAAAGAACTGATAAAGCTACAAGAAGCTGAACGTAGGGTGACCATTTCTAGACGGCTCGGAGTTACTTCAGGCAGAGACCAGCTTTATGTAAAAGCAGGTAAGAAGACCTACGTTGATGCTCGTGGTAATGACACTGGTGTTCCCATAATCTCTAGAGACAAGTTTGCTGACTACGACGAAAAGCAGATTGATAGAGATATGGCAAAGATGCTTAATCATGTCATGAATGTTGAGTATGGTGTAGACAACGAATTCTTTGGGTTTATGGATGATATTGTTAGATTTAGAGACCCCCGTGGTAACTCAAAGTATTATGATAGCATAAATGAACTTCGTCATGAAATCCTTGCACGAGGTGAACAAGGGTATGGGCTTATGTCCACAGCCAAGTATCATGCTCAACGAGGTAAGAACTTCAAGACCCAAGCGTTTATTGACTCCCGTGGTCGAGTATACCATAGAGGCTACTTAACTCCAACAGGAGGTGAGCTTGTTCGACCTTTCCTTAACTCTGGAAGAGCAGTTAACATGTCAGACGGAGCGTTAGATGAGCTAAAGGTTCAGCTTGGCGCTTTAATCGGACCTGGTACAGAAGCCCTCACACAAGCTGGTCGTCGAGAAATCTTTAACAGAAATCGTGAAAAACTAGTAGAGCTAGGTGACCTTATTTCTTCTACTACTCAAAGAGATAGACGCCTTCGTGAGTTTCTTGAACATCCTCTGATAAGAGGGCTTGAAGGCCCAGAAGTGCCTAAGATGGCTAGAATGGCTTTAGAGTACTCTCGAATTGACAAACACCTTAAGTCTGGAAAAACCTTAACTAGCTACAGAACAAAACTAATGATTGAAAATGACGCTAGTTCTTCTGGTGCTCAAATTATTGGTCTGTCTACTGGTGATAGGGCGGTTTCTCAAGCTTCTAACGTTTTGGCAACAAAACAAAAGAACAGACTGTATGACCTTGTTGCAATGGATACTGTTAACGACCCTGAGTTTCTAAAGATTCCTGCCTTAAGAAATGCAAAGTTAACTTGGGAAGACTTAGCAAAAGCTGCTAAAGCTCAGAACATGGTAAGCTTCTATGGTGCTGGCGATGCAACTAAGACTGCAAATGTTTCTGGTAAGTTTGCTAAGGTTCTTGAATCACAGGGCTTTATTACAGTAACTAAGGAAACACTTTCTGAGAACCTTCGTATTATTGATGGTAAGATTAAGGTTGCAGATAGACTCGGAGCTAGCTCTGTTTCGGCAGAACTTAAGTCTTTTAGGGATGAACTTGTTGAGATAATAAACAAAAATGAACCTGCTGGTAGAACCTTGTTAAAACAGGCGCAAGACATCCACCCAGATGTTGCTGACTTTGTTAATAAGCTAATGGACGCTAGACAGGGCATTATTGGACCTAAAGATTTCACTGAAATCTCAAGAATTATGTCTAGAAACCTAGCACAACGTGCTCCTGTCACTGATAACTTTATCAACTACTGGAAAGACGTTGCAAAGGTATTCGTTAACGATACTCAAAAGGTAGATATACCCTGGGTTACGTTTGACGGAAAAATTATGACACAAAGATATAGACCAAAGCTCCAAGAGCGTATTGAGTTTACGGACCCTGTAACAGGACGTAGAGTAGCAAATATCTATGAAGCTGCCGCAGAAGATGGCAAACTTCTTGGTAAAAGCTCGCTTAACGACGCTCGTATTGGACTAGGTGTTAACGGAAATCACAGTAACGACGCTGCAATTGTTCGACAATTCCACTTGTGGGGTTTGAAAAACAATGTCGAAACTGCGACTATTCACGATGCTTTCTTTACTAACATTGGTGAAGCAAGACGTGCAAAAGATGCTTTAAGGACCATCTATGCAGATGCTCTTGAAGGAGATACGATTAGGAAGACACTGGCAGAAATGCTCAGACAAGGTCTTTCAAGGAAATCGTATAATGAGCTTTTAAACAAAGCTAAAGAACTGGGTCTAATTGACCCGCCCGATAAGATAACAAGAAAAGACATACTCGCTCCAATCCTTGAAGGAGAAGA